TGAACATCATCTCCTTTTTGAATGAGCATGCAGGCAGTACCCACCGCTAAATCTAAAAGAAACTCACCTATTGCTAAATCAAAACCAGACTGGCGCATTACACTAAACATTTTAGTAGTGTAATTATCTAATATTTGTTGTGCCTCTATTCTTCGTTCTGGTGGTACATCTGGACCAGGCCTCAGCCTACACCATTGCTGTTGAGGAGGAAACAAAGCTGATTGTATTCTGTTAGCGAACCTTGATGTTGAGTGGATAGCTGTACTATCAAACACTCTCTTCATCTTGTTCTGGCCTGGTGTATTTTGCTCATAATACCCATCATAAAGATTGCGCATTGGTAAGCAAAACTCATATGCCTCTTCGTATATAGAGCGCCACATTTCCTTCCTTGTTTCACAAGTCTTATAGCGCTTTTTTAATTCTTTAACTTCTAATGCCATATTATGCCGCTTTATGCTTAGCTACAAAAGCCTTGGCCTCAGCAACGCTGTTGAAACCCCATGCTTTTAGTGCTAGTGCTTTTCTAGTTGGATTGCCTTTTTCGTCCTTCATAGGACCTTCTACACCAGCCATACGAGCAGCAAAACTAATGCGCCTAGGGCTAGTACCAGACGAAAGCGGTTTTTTGAGATTGGCACCTTCAGTCTTTTTAAAATGGTCTCTTCCAGCTTGATTAAGGCCCCCTTCAGGGTTTTGAAATTTTTTAGCGACCATATCTTAGTCCTATGCCATAGCTGGTTTTTTCTTACCATATTTCTTAGCCATTGCTTTCTTTAGGTTTGTTTTGGACTTCTTGTTTTTGTCCTTGTCTTTTTTGTTCGCCATTCCGTAATGAGTTGGCATTATTCCCCCCTTCCGTAGTAGGTCTTTTGTGTTTTGGGTTTCTGATGTAAGTTCGCCTAGGCATGTTAGCCCCTAGGGTTTCTTACATCATTATTCCCAAGTTTTGTATTAGACGCCACATTAGTTCCACCAGCTGTTGGTGATACCCTAACTTGTGTCATCAGCTGCCTTCCAGCGCCACTTCTGGCTAACCTTCTTGACCTTATCTTCCTTCTCTCCCTTCTCTCATCTTCCTCAAGCTGTTGACTTCTTCTGTCAACTTCTGGAGTTGGTGGAGGTGGTGGGGGAGAGGGACTGCTAAATAATCCGCCCATATTAAAATATCCTTGCCATCATATAATAGTCATCTCCTTGAGGTCCCCAATGTTTAGCGGTTCCCTCTATTGTAAAGTAGCATACCTTGGCCCAGCGCACAGCCAGAACATTCTCAGTACATACCATAATTTGTAACCTCTTTATTCGTAGTTTGTTCGCAGCATGCTCAAAAAATAGTTTACTTCCTCTGTGAAATCTAATTGTTCTCCTGGAGATATGCTTACTTGGAATTAGCCAGGCCTCATACACTCCGTCCCATAACTGCCATATTCCAAACATTGCATATATGGTATCGCCTTCCATAGCTGTAAAAGCTAGGCCCTTATCTATAAGCTGCTCAAACTGCCTCATTCTTGAGCCATAGAGGGCCATATTACGCTGGTCAAAACTATTTAGGTCAATCATATCAAAATGAGCAGGGTGCCATTTTACGACCCTCTGAAGGGGATATAGCAAGCGCATTACTTGATTGAGTTCATTAGGAGAAAACATCAAAGTCCAATACCTTTGCTTTTGGCTGTTGCATTTTTGCAACATTGTGTTTCCTTGTTACCATATCCTTATGTTCTCCACCGCCTAGCAAGCAATAACCAGCAGCGTCCCCAATATGAGAATGTTCATTTTTATTTGGTGTACTTCTGTATCTCTCTTGTCCAGCACCCATAGATATCCGTTTAAAATGATATCCGCCTGCTAGTGCCTTCCTTAATCTTTCGCATTTTTTATTTATAAGGAACCCTGGCTTGCCATGTATAAGTCTCTGCATTGGTATAGCCATAGCCTCACGCCTCACCTTAAAATCGTTTGTTGCTGTTGGCCTGGCTACTATGTCCATTGTTCGCATATGGTCAAATGCAGTTGTTTCGTATATCTGGTCCCTTTGCTGTCCAGCTGGGTCTCCCCATACATAGAACTGATACTTAGGAAAATATATTCCCATCTCTTCTTTGAGCATGGTTACAAATCTATTCAGACCCATATCAAATGTTACCAGTTCATGTAAGACATGCCAGGCGCCATTCTTCATACGCTGAGCAAATACAGCAGCTGGTGTAAGTCCAAAGTCCAAACCAACTTGAACTGGTACGCCTGGCTCTGGTTCTAAATCAGCTGCCATAGTAGTATCATCATATTCTGGCCAGATAGGCATACCTTCTTGAACATAGGTGTATTTGCCTTGCGCATAGCATTTTATCCAGTCAAGGTTCTTGCCACCTAGCAGTTGTTCATAATAGCCAGTAGGAAGGTTTGGCAAATTTTCTGCTTTTGGGTTTGTACGCCACCACTTGCCAGCAGCTTGTAAAAATCCGTTTGCCTCTGGCATGTCCTCTGGAATGTCCTTTAAATCCATTTCAAGCACCCCTGGAGGCTGTTTAAAGAACTCCCAAGCGTATTTGCCTTTGGGTCTGTCTTTTCCTTCTGCAAGATGAAAATACCAATGGTCTGTATCACAAGGGTTGCTGTCCAGGATTACACCATGCCAGGTGGGTCCTCCGTCTGCCTTGCTTGGATATCTGCCTACCCTATGAGTTAAACCATCAATAACTGCCTTTGGCAGTTCTCTACATTCGTTAACCCAGGCACCAGTAAGTTCCAGCGATAAAAGTTTCCTTACATCTTTAGGGTCATCAAGCGCTAAGAAAATAACTTCGCAGTTTATTCCAGCAGCATCTCCCTTGCTTGGTAGTTTGATATGGTGAGTGATAGGCGGTGCATATTTTACATTACCCCAGATATGCTCTGGCATAAGTTCAAGCCATGTCTTGAGCGTAGTGGTTCTCAACATTGGGTGGGTATTACGGACTATCGCAAACCTGGTATGTTTGATACCATCTCTGGGAGAGGGCTTTTGCTGTATCGCTCTGCGCCATAGTTCAGCGCAACAAGCGTAGGACTTGCCACTCCCTACTGGTCCCATAAGTCCTCTCACAAAACCTTTTGACTGCATGAAGTCCGCAACAATGGGACTACGGCTAAAATCAAGTTTTGTTACTGCTGGTTTTTCCTTCAATGTCTAACTCCTTTTTTAAAACTTCGTATATGTACCTCTCTGATACCTCCTCTGTTTTTGTATATTCTGCACAGAGGTTAAAAATTTTTTTTGCCAGCCAATGTATGTTATGCTTAGTAACTCTTATAGACCAGACTGGTTCCATCACACCCCAAAAAAATGGGCTGGATATCTAAGATACTCCAGCACCTCTACAATCAATAATCCAGCTAACAATATCACAATAGCAGTATGGTAAGCTGTCCACAATATTTCATATTTTTTATCGTTCTTTTTCATTCACATACCTTTCAAGTTCTTTACAAAGAGCAGCTGCTCTCTGCTGTATATTCATATCAGTAGCAACGCCATCAACCTTATTTTCCATTTTCTGAAAAATAGGCAGCAAATCTACCTGGTGTTTTAAGTCATACGCTAAGATTAATATTTCTTTCATTTGGTATCTTTCTTATCATCTGGCATAACCATTTGGATATCTACGACAGCTGGCTTATCAGCATCTTTTTCTGTATCCAGAAGTCCAGCAGACTTTGCCAGCAGCTGCATGATACGGACCTTATCTACCATTTCTATTTCAATGATATCTTCTCCGTCCTGGCGTGGCGTAATTTTAATTTTTTTTATGGCAGCCAAAGCATGCTCTGGAATATCCTTAACATCTTTGAGGGAAAGCTGTTGACCTTCCCAATCAAAGATATCAGTTATCCTAGCCTTGGCCAGGCCCAGCATTTCACTTGCCAGGCCATCTCTGTTATCATAAATAATTTGAGAACCTCTGAGGCGTTTGCGGACTTCGCCCACGCCTCCAAATCTCCCAACTGGTGGAACTACCCTTTTACCCATCAAACAATCTCCCTTGATTAGGGTCCTCTGTTAAAGGCTTGAAGGTAATATCCACTAGCTGATAGGTGCCGCCAAACTTTGACTGCAATGGCATACCACTTGGCTTGAGGGTTGATAATTTTTCTACATCTAAAAACATTTTGTCTTTACCATGAGATATCATCAAACCGCCACGCCTTATAGCATTTTTTAATTCGTAATCCCTTATGGATACAAATTTGCCTAGCCATAGTTTTTTAACTTTTTTATTTAACATTACCTATCTCCCCAGGGCGGAGTTACAACATTGTCCGTAGCATTACCATAAGACTTGTTCTCTTTTGGCTTTTGCTCAAACAATCGTATCCAAACCTCCCCTTTGTTGTCTGGAAGAGGTAACGCCTCCAGCTTTATGCCAGTAATCCTTCCCTCCTTCTCAAACGCTATGCCTAAATTTTGCCACCTGGTTATAGGCTTACCAGTTTGTTCGTCCAGCTTGTCAGTTTCCTTTGGCTGAACTACATCAAATATTTTCATCTTAACCTCCTTTTCTGTTTGTTTTGATGAAAACTCCAAAATATTTTTGTGAAACCCCCCATACGATAGGCTATGGGCGGCCCCCCCAAGGTCGCATTTTCTGCTGTAATCGTTGCTGAGCCTAGCGTACAGATTTTTTTTTGTATCGCAGCGTAACAAACTCTGAATGTTCGTTTGGTGTTTGTCATTTTAACTTCATTCTGTTTGCTAAATGTTTAACGATATCCATGCTGGACGCTTGACCCTGGGCCATTCCCTGGGATTGTTTACGCTTTAGAAAGTATTGCAGGCTGTATGGCGGTTGCTGGTTCTTATTTCTTTTCCATTTAATAACGCCAGCTGCATCAGTCTTGAATGTCTCAGCTGTATAACCCAGGCTAAGTAAATCCCTGGCCAATTCAATCTGTCTCATGTCATAACTGAATGGCTTGCCATAGTGTTCAAGCAGTATCTGGGAATAGATATTGCACAAGTTTCTACAATCATATTCTTTTATATTCCCCTTAGTATTTATATTAGTTAAATTAGTAGAGTTATTCACTAGCTGGGCCTTGTTATCTAGTACAACCCCTGGCTTGTTATTTGTCTCTTTACCTTCTTTTATACCAGCTGCATCTTGTACAACATGGGCCTTGTTCTTTTGTCCCTTAGGTCCAGTTATCCCCAGGCTATGCCTTGCTATCTCAGCCTCTAATTCTGGGTCTCTGTCCTGGGCTGGTTGCATTGCTATTGCATCATCAAGCGTTTTTGTAATGTCATATCTGATACGCCAAAGGGCGCCCTTCTTACCATACTTCCTGCGAATATCAGCGTTGCGCAGTTTCTCAATATATTCCCATTGTAGTAACCGCTGCATATGCTGGCTTACTGCCTGCTGGCTGCATTGTAAAACCTGGGCTATATATTTCTGGTTAGGGAAAAATATACCAGTCCAGCTGTTAGCATGGGCGCAGCATATACTGAAGGCCCTTAGTGTCATGGGGAATTGATTAAACCTATTATCACCATACGCCCTGCCAGGTATAATTAAATGTGGCCCTGGCGCCTGGTATTCGCCCTGGTTTTTTGGTGGGTCCCTTAGTGGGTCTGGCGTTATCTTACTCTTTTTCAATTACAGCCCCAGCCTATCCAGGACCGCTTGGAGTGTTCCCTTTAAAAATGGTTGCGCAATACATTTACGATTGAAGGCCCTATATCCTGCTATGATTGTTGAATGGTCCCTATTTAATACCCTGCCAATTTGTGGGTATGATAAAATGGTATATTCAACAGCTATCTTGTAAACAATTTGCCTGGCTAGTACAGCTGGGACCCTGCGCCTGGGGCTTATTATTTCCCTGGGCTGGACGCCAGTAATATCAGCTGCCGCAGTAATAATATCTCTGAGCGCAGGGCCTTGGCTGAAATTTCCAGAATGTCCAGCGCTGGATACAGCAGCCTGGTTGCCTTTATCTTTAGTTTGTAAATGTCTGTTTTGTACCCTTTTATTTCTATTATCTGGGTCTGTTCCTGGTCTGTTATTATCTTGAAGTCTGCTATGTAATGGCATAAATGCTTACCCCCTATTGTTAATTTTATTCTGGGCTGCAATTCAACAGCCCTTATGTTACCAGCTGCAAGGCCTGGCAGAATATGGCACAAATAAAAAGCGCCTTCTGCCCTGCTGCTGAACCGCTGGCCATTTATAGTTACAGCCCTGGCCTTATACTTTGTCATTCTTTGCCAGGGCCTGGGCTAGTAATATTTCAACCATACTGGCAAGGCTGCGCCTCTGCTGGCTGGCTAATTCTTTAACCTGGCTTTTTATTTTTTCGTCTATTTCAGCGTACAGCGGCACCAAATTAGATTTTTTTTTGATTTTTTTTTCATGCAAAAAAGCCTGGTTTCTTGCGGTGTTTGGCAATTTTCAATCCCCCTCTATAAAAAATATTATATTCATATGTTGACAATATCATAGCAATATATATATTTATCTCTATAAGAACATTTTGATAACAGAAAGGAAACAGAAATGAGTAAACAAAATGAACACTTAAAGAAAATCCAGGCAGCTATCTTAGCTGAGATGGATAACCATGGGACAGACTGGTTAAAGCCTTGGGCTGCTAAAGCAGCTGAAGGGTTCCCTTACAATGCTATCAGCAAAAAACAATACAATGGTTTTAACCCATTCTGGTTGTCAGCTGTTAGCCTTGAGCGTGGGTATAAGTCTAGCCAATGGGCTACATTCAAACAATGGACTGATAAAGGCGGTAGTTTAAAAGGCGCTAAGGGTAAAGGCGTCCCAGTCTTTTACTGGTCTGTATCTGAATACAAAGATAAGAATGACCTGGACGATAGCGGCAAGCCTAAAGTTAAAAAGGGTTTTATCTTTAAAAACTACATTGTCTTTAATCGTGATGAAGTTACTGGCCTGCCAGCTGAAGAGAAACTAGCGGACCCAGTTGCTGTATTTGACCAGGTAAATGTCAATCAGTTTGTTGACAATACCCAGGCCAATATAATTTATGGCGGAAATCGTGCCTGCTATATTCCAGCCCTGGACCAAATCAATATGCCTAATGCTAGCGATTTTAAAGGGACCAAAACTAGCAGCGCTGAAGAGGCTTTTTATTCTACGCTGTTACATGAATTGGTACATTGGACTGGCGCAGATAAAAGGCTAAAGCGTGGCAAGGGTAATGCCTTTGGCAGCAGCGAATATGCTTTTGAAGAATTGGTAGCTGAAAGTGGCGCTATCATGTTGTCAGTATTGCTGGGCGTATCACCAGCACCAAGAGCAGACCATGCACAATATTTGAATGGCTGGAAGAAGGCAGTTAAAGATAATCCAAAAGCTATCTTTAGCGCCTTTGGTAAGGCTGGCAAGGCTGTTGAATATTTACAATCACTACAACAAAAGGAAGAGCAGGCAGCCTAAGGGCTGCCCTGCTAGGGGGTTATTATGATTAAATTTATATCCAAACATTTTGATTTACTCATGTTCATACTGCCAATGCTTGGCCTTATGAGTATGGTAACGCTGCCCTTCATACTGGGTTTTGAAATAGGTATGCTTATAGCAATCGCTTGGTTTTTCCTTGGCACCATTGCAACCGCTATAAGTTTTATAAAAATAGACCAGGGAAGATAAAGAAGGAAACATGACAAATAAAACAATGACAAAAGACGAGCAAATAAAAGAACTCAAAGAGCAGTTAGAGTTCTACAAAGAAAACTCTGTAATGATATGTGGCTTTTCCTCTGATGATGATGATGGAGAAAGAGCGGAAGAGTTAGGACTAGCAGAGGGTGAAACCTTTTTTGATTTTGATGAAGAAGGTTTTATAGATGACGCCCTTTATCAACTAGGCCAAAAATATGACAGAGTTTTTCAAGCAGGGGAGGAGGTATAAAAGTATGGCTAAAGTAATTGTTTATCATGCAGTCAATGAAGAAGAAAAAGAAATTCTAATTGATATACATGAAATTCAACAAGAGTGTATTAGGGAAATGAAAAAAGAATATCCCAAATATAAAGTAGAAATTGTTGACGACCACCCACTATAAAAACTTCAACACTTCACAATAATAACAAGGCGCCCTGGACTGGGCGCCTACATTAGAAAAGGAAACAAACAAAATGAAAAAGAAAATATATCTAAGAACAACCAGAAACTTGTACGCCATAGAAGAGAATGGCCTAAAGGTTTTTTATTCATACAGCACGCCAGTTGCTTTTCAATACAAGGGCGCCTTGTATATATCTGAAAATGTCTGGTCTGTAACAACCGCCAAACATTTAAACTGGATTGAAGATTATTGTAATGTTACCAGAAAAAAACACAGATGGAACAATGCAATATTTGAAGAGCGCTTAGCTGAGTATATGCAGCTGCGCCAATTCAACAAGGCTGCGCCAGAACCAGTTGACAATTTAAAAGTTGTTAGCGGTGTAGCTGCTGCCTTTGGATTGTTAGCAGATAACAAAGAACAGAAGAACAAATTTCAAAAGCGGTTCTTTGAAACTATCCCAGGAATATCTTTTCCCCAGGACTGGGACCAGCTGCCAGAAGAAGAAAAAGAAAAGAGACTAGCCGCAGTCATAAAGGCTGGCCGCAATGCTTGAGAATGTAACCAATAGAACAAGGGCGCCAAAGAATGGGCGCCCTATCGTTTGCCCTAAATGTTATAGGGTCCAGGTTGTTTTTACTTTTGCCTGGCCCAGGTCTCTAAGGGTTTGCGATAATTGCGGCAAGGGTAGCCTTAAACATAAATGGTTAACGCTTAACATAAACAACCATAAATAAAAAAATGAAACAGCTAAGGGCAGCGAAATCAAAAGTTATTGAAAGTTTTGTAAAATCAAAGTATGGTTTTACAAATCATGGGGGGGAATGTTTCCTTCTATGTTCTTTAGCTCACCCTCCCAGAACTAGCCCTGGTCCTAGAAATAGGCCAGGGTTTTTTTTTCTTTGATTAATATTTTATTTGTGATAATTTAAGAACAAGAACATAACAGAAAGGAAACAAAGTATGTATGATGATAAAGAAATAGTATGTTTGCTGAGAGTATCCAGGAAGGTACAGCAAAACGAGAACCAGGAATACCTGGTTAGAAATGCTTTTCCCAATGCCAACATAACCTGGTTTAAAGAGCATGGCGTTAGCGGAAAAACATATAACAAAGATAGGCCCCAGCTGCTGGCCGCAACAAAGCAAGCAATCAAAATGAATGTGCCTTTTGTTGTTGCCAATATTTCCAGGCTAGGCAGGGACCTTGCAGAAGTTTCAGCCTGGTATAGAGACAATGTTATGTCTGGTAAACTTCAGTTGATAGCATTGGACCAGCCAGGATTAGAACAAGAAACCGCAGGAATATTTTTTACTATTCAACAGACAGAACGAATAAAGATATCCCAGCGTACCAAGGCAGCCTTGGATAGGAAACAACAAGAGATAAAAGAAAAAGGTTTCTTTATCAGTAAGGCTGGCAATCGTATTGAGCGCCTTGGTAATACAACTAAGGCCAACGGATTGAAGGGTGCAGCGACAAATAAAAAGAACGCTGAAGAGTTTGCGCAAAAGTATTTGCCAATCATTACTCACCTAAAATCAGAAGGCCTTACAATAAAACAAATAGCTGAGGACCTAAATGCCAAATCTATCCCTACTGCAAGAGGTGGGTTGTGGCATACATCATCAGTTATGAATATCCTAAGGAGGGCTGCATGATAATTAAAACTATCTTAGAGGGCATGGCATTTGTGGCCATGCTTGTTTGTTTGTATGTACTCATTATGAGTGCATGCGCTTTGAACGATAAATGTTTCTGTTACTACAAGGGAGATGAACTATGTCAGAAATTAAAATAAGCGGTAAGAAAACTATAACTGGCCAGGTGCTTTCAGCAAGCCAGGTGCCTTGTATCTTACTAGGCAAGGACGCTTACAATACTGCAAACGAAATGCTGGACATGCACCGCAAGGCGAAGGCTGGCGTTGAGGTAATAAATAAAAAAGTCTTTTCAAAAAATGCTTTGTTGAGGGGTGCCTACCTGGAACATGCAATAGTTCCCTGGTATCTACATACACTCAAGGACGAAGGCATAGAGGCTAAGACTGAAGAACCTAAGAAGGCATTTATCCTGGAGGATATAAAGCTGGGCGCCACGCTGGATAGAATAATTAAACTATCTAAGGGCAGCGAACTTACCATTGGGGATAACACCTTTACTGGTAAAGGTTGCATGGAAGTAAAGACAGACTGGTATCATAAAGATTTTAAGATGGAATGGAAAATCCAACTCAATACTCAAATGATATGTAGCGGTCTTGAGTGGGGTATTGTTGTATGTCTTGATGGACAAGCAGGCAAGTTAAAAGTCTGGGGTTTTCATAAAGACGAAAAGCTATGTCAAATAATTATAGAGGCATGCAAACAATTCTGGACAATAGTTGATGACCCAGAGGACAGCTATCCAGAGCCAGAGCCAGAGCAAGAGGACCAGCCAAAGGTAATGGTTGTTGAGCCGCAGCAAGATAATTTAAATCTTGATGTTGTTATCAATGATTACAAGAAGGCGTCAGCTGAGGCGGCCTCCTGGACCAAGATAAAAAAAGAAAATCAAGAACTACTGGAACTTCATATGGACGGAATAGGTGCAGAGATAATGGTTGTTGGCAATCACTCTGTCCAGGCTACCACAAAGTCTGTACCTAAAAAGAAATATGTTGAGGTCCCAGGAGAATACACCACCAGGTCAACATTTAAAATTTCAACAAAGGAGGAAACAGATGAATAAAGACCTATCACTATATAAGCCAGATAACATTCAGCAGGCAATGGAGTTTGCAGAAGTCATATGTAAGTCTGGCCTGGTCCCAGATAGTTTCCAGGGCAAGCCGCACAATGTAGTTGTGGCTGTGCAATGGGGCGCTGAGATTGGATTAAAACCTATGCAGAGTTTACAAAACATTTCTGTTATTCAAGGAAGGGCTGCCCTTTGGGGAGATAGTGTCCTGGCCCTAATCAAGCAGCAGCCAACATTCAATGGCTGTACTGAAACAACAACTGGCAAGCTGTCTGATAAGTCAATGGTTGCCAGGTGTGAGATGGCTAGGGTTATGCCTTCTGGTAAAGAGGAAGTAACTATCAGAGAGTTTAGTATGGAGGACGCTCAACAAGCAGGCCTGCTGAACAAGAAGGGACCCTGGCAGCAATACACCAAAAGAATGTTACAACTAAGGGCAAGGACATTCTGTGCAAGGGACGCTTTCCCAGACGCCTTGAAAGGTTTGACGACAGTTGAGGAAATGCAGGACTATCCAGAGCCGCAGAAGGTAAAGATAACTGAGCCAGTAATAAAGCCAGATGAGGTAAAGAAGGTGCTTGAGGCGCCAAGTGATGGCAACCTAAAACTACCAACAACTAAACTTGACCTAAAGATACCAGGCAAGGAAGGTGCAACAACTTATGAACAACATGAGTTTGCTAATGAGTATGCTGGTCTCATGCTTGATATGTTTAAGTGTAAGCTGGACCCAGCTGAAAAAAGAACTAGGCTCAAGGAACTAGAAAAGGTAAACATTCAAAGCCTGCATAAATTAGATGATAAAGATGTAATGAATGAACTCTTGAAAAAGAGATTGTCATACAACAAGTCCTTATCAATAGAGGCCAAGGAACTGGAGGCAAACAATGAACCAGATTAGAATTGGTCTTACACCTAGACAAGCTGAAGTATTACACTATATCAAAGTGTACTATAATGAGTATGGATACTATCCAACTGTCAGAGATATCTGTAAGGGTAAGGTGTCTAACCAAAAGGTTATCAAGCCTATGGTTGCAACATCAAACGCTCATAGAATATTGAATGTCCTAAAAGATAAAGGTTACATTCTAAAAGAAGTAGCAAGCGCCAGGGGAATTGCTATAATCAAATAGGTCTTTAGGGGGTTTCACCTATTCAAAACGAAACTCCCACCAATCTAATTAGCAGATATCCTATCTATAAAATTATAAATCCTGCCAATCTGTTTATCAATATTCAGCAGTTCGTTCTGCATCATACTAACGAGTGTCTGTAATTCTACCAATGTAATTAGAACCCAAGTAGATAATCCCATGAGGATTGTTCCAACCAGGGGTACTAACCATTTTTGTTTCATTTACTTCCACTTGTTTCTTATCCATCTGTAAGCTGCATATGTTGCCAGCCCAATGATGATATATAAGAACCCATCAGTCCATGAAAGATTGTGAAGTTCTGTGAATAGTTCAGCGCTCATATCAATTCAAAGTGAGGCGCATCAATGAATGGGCGCCTGCCCTCTGCCCTTCTTAAATCTACATAGTTGTCTGTTGCTGCCTGCATGGTATCACCCCATGCTCTTATGTCTGGTATATGCCAGGCTGCACCCCAACGAATACCAACATCTAATTCAGTCGCAGCATCTTTGAAGGCGTCAGCTATATCGTCATATAAATTTATTTCCCAGCTGCCCCTGCTACCTACATAAGCCATTACATCTATGGCCCTACCTTCCAGGTGTTTACTTGCCATAGTTTGTGAGGCCCCACTATCATACAACGCTTGTTGTTCTTCCATAGTTCTTAGGCCACAGATAACGCCAAAGTCTATTTTAGTTTTTGTTATTGCTAGTTGTGCTACTTCTACTAAAGAAGGGTCAACTCCTCCTAATCTTTCCAGGGACCTTTGGCTTAAACTAAACGCCATATGGATTACCCATTCCTCCAAGCCTACTTCCAGAAGGTGCAGCTGCCATTACTTGCATATTCTTTTTACGCCTGCTAACAACAGCAGGGTCCCTTACTGGTTTTGGTCTGGCATTTTGAAAGTGTCTTGCCATTGCGCTCTTCAACGCCTGGGCGCTTTGTTTACTTGGCTTGGCATGAAACATCAAGCCAGCTGCAAAAGCCTTATTATCTTGTACTGCCATTATGCTAAATCCTTATCTGCCTTTTTGACTGAGGCCCTGCCTTCAGCGTGAGCCTTCAGCCTACCCACCGCCCATTGGTGAGCAGATACTTTGGGCCTACTGCCGCTGGAATAATAGGCCCCAAGGCCTCTCTTGTAGATAGTGTTTGCCTTCTTTGCGCCAAACATTTTCTTATATTTTTCTGGTGCAGACATTATCCTTTAGCCCTCTCTTCAGATATCTTATCCATCTGAGCCGCAGATAATTTACCCATCTTATAAAGGCGCCTGGTTCGTCTAATCTCTTTGGCTCTTTTGCCTTTGTTCTTTGCACCACTTAGATATTTCTTTGGAATATCTTTGTAGTCCTTATCCTTTTCTACTGGTGAAAACTTAGCCATAGTACAATCCACCCATAAAAGAGCAGCCCCATACTACTAGAGTTATGTATATAAATTGACTATCCATATTTTACCTTAACTCATTTTTTATTTTTCTTCAACAAGTTAGCTGCTTGTCCTACACCCTTGATACCAAAGCTAGCTGATATCGCAATGTATAATAAATGCTGGTAGTATTCTGGTAGTTGTGCAAGAACTTCAAAACCTTCTTTGACATATTCTCTCATACCAGGAATAAAGACTAGAATTGCAGGCGCCAGTAAAACAACTAAAGCAAATTCGTCCTTCCAGGAATTATCACTTGCAGCTGCCATAGTGTTTTCCCACTCAACTTCACCAGCTGCTACCTTCTCTGCTACGCTTGCTCTTGCCTTGGCCTCTGCTATCTTTACAGCGCCTTCAGCTTTTGTCTTTTCAACTTTGTTTTGAAACCAGGTGCCAACCAGGTTTGCTACTGGACCAATCAAACTTCCAATCATATAACCCCTTTCCTTTGGAGATAAACAACAAGCAGGAATAAAGCTGCTGCTGCTACTGCTACTCCAAATAAAATTAATAAACCTATTTTAATATTCTCATATAAATCATCTAAACTTTTTTGTCTGTCCTTTGCCTCTTGTTGCCTACGCTTTCTAGCCTCTACTTGAAACCTTACCCAATCACTATGCAGGCCTGGCCTTCCCAAGTAAATCATTAAGCGTTTAAGTTCCTCCTCCTTCTGTTTAATATCTTCAAGGGCAAAAAATTCATCTAAATCATTCTCTTCTTTTCCAGTAAACTTGGCCCAGATACTATTCTTCTTTTTATTCTTTTGTTCAGCCAGGCTATCAGCTGCATGGGTAAACTTTGATATATGTTTTGCAACGCTGCCAAGTTCCCTGCCATTCTCAATCGCCTTCTTTATTACGCTGTAAGCTGCATTTGCAGCGGCTACATATTCTAACATCTCTCATTACTCAGCTGCCTTCTCCTTAGACTTACGCCCTCTCTTCTTAGGCATAGCAGTCTGAGGTTCTACATCAGAAGGCAGAGTATCCTCTGCTTTTTCAATGTTAGATTTTTTTTTATAAACTTTTTTTGTTTTTAGTTGTGGGTTCAATTCGTACAAATGTGGCATCTAACCTCCCTTAAAATTAAACCAGCCTTGCATCATTGCTAAGACTGTTCCTATTATGCCTCCCAGCCATAATAAAACTTTTAGTCCTCCCTTACCCATTGCAACCTGGGTCCTAAGGGATTTAATTTCTTGTTGGTTTTGTATAGAAACCTTTTGTATGTTCTCAACCTTTTCTTCTAGCCTAGCTAAACTTGTCTTAATATCTTGCATGTGAGTAGATTGAACCACTTTTGGTCTCCCTCTTGGCATTATTCAACATTCCATACTTCAGCCCATTTATCATCAATGGCTTTATGTAATGCAGTTATATCTGCTTTTATTTCATCAGTAGGTACAGCTAATTCAGAGGCATTATATTTATCTGTTACTGCTCTGTCTTTTTGCTGTCTGATTAATGGTTCGTACATAGCTTTTACTGCATTGATTGCAGCATCATCAGCTATAACAAATTTGTTTTTATTACTCTCATTATATTTTGATTTATATTCAGACCAAAATGTTACATACACCTTGTCTCCGTCAAAGTGCCAGTTAACTGGTGGAACAAACTCTTCATCTTTACCAGGACCTGGTTGAGAGGGTAATAGCGTAGGGTGAACTATATTTTCTTTCTTGAGAGTAGTTTTATATAGCTTTCTTTCTAGGTGTGCTTTGTAAGTCATATTATCTCCTAAGGGTTAATTTTGTGCCAGAACCTAAAGGTAGTATTGTAATTGGTTCCATGTTGATAATAATAGTTGTTGCCAATACCCCATAATGAGTTATCACTAAACCTAGCAAAGTGAGACCAGTAACCAGAGTAGTGATGACCTATGGAATATATATCTTCAAACCTAATATCATCAGAACCTAACCACCAAGAAGTCTGGCCAGTTAGCGTATGCTGATTACCAGCTGGGTACATAAAGGCATTAGTAAAATTTCTTGCGGCTGTATTGGCTTGATACTCATATGGTTGAGCCATATAGCCCCATATCCATAGACGCCTTTGCTTATCTAATCCCCACCAACCAGGCGCATTGTATCCGCTGGTTCTAAATGGGAAACAAGCAATCATTTCATTTCTAGGAAATAGAACATTGTTTGTCTGAATAACACCATCAGCAGAAGAGGTAACTGTTTTATGATAATTGCTGCCATGGGTAGTTGTTTGAGGGTCTAGGACAGCGGAGTTTGCAGTTGTGTTTCCTTGCATTAAGGCACCATGTCCATTGTATCCTATAACATTAAATGACATACCAGTATTATTGGCAATCGTATAAGTGTACATATCACCTGGTCCATCAACTCCAGAAGGATTACCCTTCCAGGCTACTACACTTGTAGTTGAGGCATTACCAGCTACTTGTACAGCTGCATAATTCTCAGAGCCGCCTATCTGGGTCCAGGAAGATAAATCAGTTGTATTACCTTGGCCTAGATTTCCAGAGGCATTTTCGCCAATTCCATAAAGATTGCCAGAGGTATCAATGTAATATCCATTAGCTGCAATATTTCCATTATAATAGTAAGTACAATTACAAAGTATCTGTGCGCAGTTTGATACAGCTGTCATTTGTTGAGGTGAGGTATGAGCAGCGCCTAATGATGATATACCGCTAGTATTTGAACCGCAGAAAAAAGCATTGCCGCTACTATCAACAAAGTAAGTACAGCTATATCCAGCTGATATCTGTACAATGTTGCTTAATCCACTAAGTTTTGTTGGTACACTTGTATTATTGGTATTTCCAAGACCATGACTTCCAGAGCCTCCCCAGCCAAAAGAATAAACATCTCCATTATGAGTAATAACAAAGTAATGAGTATTACCCATACCCTGGTATCCTTTAGCATCATTCGTTGCCACACAAGATACTTCCATACTCACAGAGTTTTGGGTTGCATCTGGTCCAAAGTAAGGGTTCCTTACAAGTTGGTACCTATCTGTTGTATCCCCCAATCCCAACTGGCCAGAGCCATTTTCTCCGCCAACCCATATATTGCCTTTATTTGTAAGTAAAACAGTAGAATGAGTATTGAACCATTGCCTTACAAAATATTCATCAGCGGCCATTCCGCCAAATTCCATACTCAACTGAGCGTAATGGTGGCTCATCTCATATGTTCCAGTATTAGTACCAGAACCTAAACCAGGTTGCTGGTATCCAGCAGTCATAGGTTCGTTCTTACCATTAATCCAATGTAATGAAGTTGTTGTGCAAATATGTTGGTCTGTGTCTCTTTTGACTGGACCGCATCTTCCGTTAATCATTCCGTCTTGAGGTATCCAATCAGCATTAGCACCAGACTTACCATTGTATCTTGCTAACCAGGGATATTTACCATCAGTTCCTCCAAGCGTACTATTGCTTGTATTGGCATATAGAGGAATATTACAGCTTAAAATATCTTGCCCTTCAAAACCTCCAACTGTTCCAAAGCCTAAAGTGTTTGCGCTTGTAACTTTTACAGCTGAACCAACATTACCAACTGGTACCCTTATGGCATTGTTACCATCATGGCTTAGTAAATCGCCTGCTGTTGTCAAAGGCAGAGTTCCGTCTGCCATCAAGTTCCAATGAGTGGTGTTACTATTAGAAGGTGCGCCTGCCGCAGAACCAGTCTTGTTAGTCGTGTTTACATATATCCAGGAACTACCAGAATGACTTACAACATCATCTGCCTCATATGTATTGCTGGTGGAGAAGGCCCCTCTCCAATGAAATTTTATTTTGCCTAAATCAACTGTTGCCACTTTATACCTCCTTTATGGTAAATCTATTAGTAAGTGTCCATCACTAGACCTTAGCGTTAGTCCTACTGAACCAGTCGCAAAGAAATAAGTCTCATAATCTGATAGGACTAGGTTTTCAGAACCGCCCACTAATGTATGCTCTTGTTGTAATATTGTACGACCAACACCGCTGGTTGTTTCTACTATCTTTTTAACACCAAAGAACTTAGACGCTACTGCTGATATACCAGATACCTGGGCGTTGATTGCCTCTTTAACTCTAAGAGGTGTCATACCCTTTGTATTTTCTGTACCAGTCTGAGCCTCTAGCTGTGTAGCTATGGCATTAAAAACTCCGTTGTTACCAGCTGCACCTTGGGCGCCTTGAGGCAAACCAAAGGTAAAGTCTATTGCGCCAGTAGTAGAATTGTATGTTGCTGTTGCTGTTGCAGCGCTGCCTGGTGCGCCAGTAGTAACATTGGATACACTAGCAGAAGATACCGCAGCATCTTGTATTACTGGGTCTCCGCTTGTTGCATCAAAACCAAGTAGCTTGCCCTTCCTGGTTTCCTTTTTAGGAAGGGTCATATCTACATCAGCAGGGTCATTTACTGGTGCCTTTAAACTTCTGTTCAAAGTTTCATCAGCGTCCCCCAGGGCCATAACAATTCTATCAAAGTCAGCCTCTAATGACGCTGCTGTAATGTTACCACCAGAGGTGTAAACACTAGCCCTTGATAGAGGTACATCTGATTTTATTGAAACTGTTACATTGTTTGCTGGTGCTGAATTAAATCTTACTGTTCCAGTACCATCAGCGTTTAGACCAGCTGCGCCTGCGCTTGTAACTATTGTGTAATCTGAAGTAAGTTGTTTTGCTACACCATCTAGGGCTACATCAATGTCAGTAGTAGCGTTTACCTGGAAGTTAAAATCAAAGTCAACCAGGTTCCCATTAGCTGTTGCTGTAACTTTCCTTACATTATCGTTTACATCAAATAGTGCCATAATATTTTCTCCGTATAAATATTACCAATAATCTCATTATTAACAATCAGAACAAAAAAATTACTCTAATGCTTTTCTATTCTCCTGGATTGCCTTTTGTATATCGTAGATATCTGGGTCCGTAAGGTTTCTTGGGTTTTCTCCAAATACCTTTTTAAACTCATCTCTCTCTATGAGTAATGCTTTTAGTTCTGGATATTCTAATACCAGCAAATCTTTTGCATATTTTCTATGTGCATTATCCACACCTTTTAGTTGTTCTATTTTATGGGCTGGAGGTGCATCTTCTAAACCAGTTATACCTTTAACTTTCTGATAGCCTTCACTATCAATAATTATTTTAAACTCTTCCAGAACATTGCCTGGCATAAGTTTATCACCGCCTACATAAACATTACTTTTAAAATATTCTTTGGCAAATTTACCTCTTTGAGGATAATTATATAGTTCAATATATCTGTCAAACTGCTCTCCATTTAATTTTATTTGAGGTTCTCCCATAGTGATACTAAGGGGGGCTAGACCCAGGTTAAGTTTTGCTAGTTCCTGGTTAACAATATTAGCATGAGGTAAATCAATAACCTTATACGGAGAAATATATTCCCAACCAGCACCTCTAGTTTGTGGAATTGGCTCATACCATCTGTTGGTTTTAACTGGTAAGTCAGCTGAGCAGCCTATTGTCTTAGAGCAAATAGTATTTAACATTTCGTACCATGCTCTCATTACTGGTTGCAAACCAGCTGGTCTATTCCACCAAGGAATATTTACATCATCATATTGATTAGAAGGTAAGGTGCTAGACGCCATCTCTGAGCCAACTGTCATATCACCAAACTTAGCGCTTTCACCATATCCAGAGCGTTCTATTGAACCCTCAAGCATAATACCTACACCAGGGAAATCAGCTGGCCCTTTGAAGTTATCACCTACACCAAAGGTTACATGCTCTTTAACAATGCCTCCTGCTGCAAACATTTGTTTAGCTAGAAGTTGTGTAACTCTTTCTACCTGGCTTTCATGGCTTTGGAATGGAGAACCCATAAGGTCTATAAACTCTCCTATGAATTGTGTCATAGGTAAGGCAGTAGAAGTATATCTCATAGTGGCTAGTCCAGCCCCAGTCAGCATATCTAATATTGTGTCCTCATCATTTACATTGAATATGGCATCATTAAAATCACCAGCCATAGCCAATATTCCAGATAATGGGTCATATCTAGCATAGCTTACCCAGGTCCATTCATCTAACCACTCTCCATCTGCACCTTTTTTTCTTACACCAATAGAATATGGTCTATGATTTTCTAACCAGGTTTTTCTAATTTTTGGGTCTCTTGGTCCATAACCAGTAATAGCATAGCCTTCGTTCATGCCACCAGTACCAGCGTATGCTAAACTTGCAAACATAGCTGTACCAGTCATCATTCTTACCATAGCCTCTCTTTTTTCAGTAGCATTGCCATTGATAAGTTTCTTGTAAAAACCAGGCATTACTAAAGCAAGAGGACTTCTTTCTGATACTCTTCTTACAATTTGTGAAGGTGTTTTATAAAACGGAACCCATATCTTTACCATTGGTAGGTTAAAGAATGGCATTGCAGATTGGAATATTCCTGGCAAGTCATCTTGGAAAGTAAGCATTTTGCCAAACTCTGTACCCTGCCTAAAGGTTTCATCAGAGTTTATAACCTTTAAATATGTCTCTATGCTAAAATCATAGGCCTCTCTTTTTAAAGCCTCTTCCCCAGTAAATGTTTTCTTAGTGCCTTTTTCTGGGTCAATGATAGCTGTGTATTTATATTTAGATACATCAATACCTTCATTTGCTATCTTCTCATTTAGTTCTTTTAGCTTATTGGAATAGGCCTCAGATTTAGCCCTCATTCCAATACTTTCTATTTCTACGCCTCTGGCCATAGTTTTAAAAAATTCATCAATCGCTATCATTGGACGATAGCCCAACATTCTAAATGTTATACCCAAACCATCTATGGTAAGAGCAGCTGCGCTTTCTCCCAGGCCTCCGCCTTCTGCTCTGTTTCTAAGACCAAAGCCTTGTCTAGTAACAGTCCGTCCAGACATATCTAATTTACTAGAGTTTTCTGTTAGAGATTTTTCATGTATAAGGGCATGGGTCATGTTTCTTATAGCTTGGGGTAAATAAGTTACATGGCCTTTCAACATAGCAAACGCTGATTGAAATGAGGCTTTGTCCCCAGTAAGACCTACTAAAAACTTTTCTGCCATTAGCATTTCATAAAACGCTATCTGAGAAACTGTGTTATAGGCATGAGTTACACCAGATGATAACAATGCAGAAGTATATATTTCTACTAATGCTCTAGGCGTCATCTTAGCCCTATCAAGCATTGTCATTTTTAAGAACTTGTTTTTAGATACATCATTAGGTAAAGCCTTGTAAGCTGCAAGCATTGTTGTTACAGCAGCCTCACCTCCATTAGCCTCAAAGTATTCAGCTAAATTTTTCTCTGTAAGTACAGCAGTAAACTCTCCTACTCTGTTTGTATCAGACCAGGTTTTTAATGCTTGTATTCTTGATTGTCCTGGAGAGGCTATAATTTTATTTGATACTTGAGTTCTAGCTATTGCCTCTTGTACGCCTACTAATTGTATCTGTGCATAACCAGCAATGTTTAGAGCCTGGTGGGCCTTAGCTAAATCCATAGGACTGCCAGACTTCTCAAAGGCTTGCATTGCTTTTTCAGCAACAATAGTAAAAGACAAAACTGTTCTTTTAGCTGCTAGTAATTCTGCATCAGTAAATGGTCTATCTTTTGCCTCTCTTGTTAAGAGTTGCAACATAATATCAACAGAACCAATTTTGTTAGCGTCATTAATTATATCTTGGAAAGTACGACCAGACTTGCTTTGACCTTTATCTACAACTTTGCCTTGTTTGTATTGCTTGCCGCCTTTGAGTATCTTGTCTCCCTTTACATCTTTAGCACCTTTGTAATGCTCATACATAGCCCCAATCAGTTTTTTAAACTGAACATCAGCTGTATCGTCAGACTTGCTGCTACTTATTTTATTGAGATTAGGTAGTACAACATCAAAGTCTATATCACTCTGCATATAGGTTTTGACATTTTGTAAATCTTCAGCAGACATAGGTTTGAAGAAAACAGTTCCATCATCTGCTTGTATGAAAGGCGCCTCACCCTCAGCCTCACTTCTTAATTTTTCATTAGCTTTTTTCTGTGCCTCTTTTTCTTTTTTTACAGATGGAGTAGTAGTAGCATCAACAGCACCAGTCTTTTCATTCCAAAGTTCAATACCACTATCAATAGCTTTACCGCCTTTCTTGACGATAGTATTAATAGTGCTACCTAAACTTGCTATTTGTACTGGTTCTGTAAGAGATGATTTGTCTTGCTCTGATACATACTCACCACCACCGCCTGCCATGTCTCCAGTTAATGGCGGTTGGCTTTCATCACTAAATAGATTTACTGTATCTTTGTTTTGATTTTTTTTATTGGTAAATTCGCCTGCTACAACAGCGGTTTCGTCTTTAGGTATAGACATTACTCACCTCCCTCAAGAGGTGGCACCTCTATATCTTTGTTGTTCGTTTGGCTGCTGCTGCCTCTTTTGCTAGCGTCCTGCTGGACTTCTCCACCAATTTCCAGCCTGCTTTCTGTAAACTTTTTGCTAAGCTGTTCATTAGTTCCTTTTGTGGAGATTTGCTGTCCAATGTCATAAGTTCCACTTGCTTTGAGTTTTTTAATTCCATCTATCGTAAATACCAAGTCAAAGTTTTCTAAATTAAATATTCCATACTGATTACCAGCCCTTGCAATATACAATGCCTTATCAAGGTTGTCAACACGAATAGAGGCATCTAACTCAAACTGCTGAGTATCTGGGTTTTTCCAGGCCCCAGCATATACTTGACCCTCTGAACCTTCTAGGGCTTTATCTAACGCTTTGACATTTATTGCTAATTCTGCAAGGTCATTCATATCAAACTCTTTAGCGTCAAACTTTAGTTCTGTTTGTTTTAGAGGCGCAAGCATATAACCTTTTTTAAATCCTAGGTCCTCTGGAGTTTTGCCATCAAGTGTAATACTAAAGCCATCATCATCTTTCATTTTAGTAATGGCAGAGAATAAATTATCAGCTTGTTTCTTCGTTATTATATTTTCTATCTTTTTGGTTTCAGTAATATCCAGGATTGGTGTAATTGATTGTAAGGCTCTTTCTTCTGGCTTAACTAAATCCATACCTTTCTCAACTACCCTTTTTACACCAGTACCAGCAGCCTCAAGTGTTCTTCCTAATATTGGGCCAGCTACTGCACCAGTTGCACCCATTGTAGCTGTTTGTCCAAGATTGTATTCTTCTTGTTTGTCAGCCCTCATTCTTGCAGTCTGGGCGCCATAATCAAAACCCATCATATAAGTCATACCTTCTACGCCTAGAGCAATCTCAGCAGCGTCTGGTTTTCTTTTTACTAAGTTTTTAAGGTACTCTCTAAATGCAACTTTCGTCATCTGTTTACCGCCTTGGCGTCCAATCAAACCTACACCAAGCGTAGCCAGGCCTACAAGATTGCTGTAATCCATAGCAGTATAATAAAGACCATTGATAAAGTTATCTAAAAGAATACCTTTTCTATCTGAGGTTTCCAAAAGATAATACATTGCAGCTGCTACTGGTGCTGGCGCACCATCTAATTTGTTTGTATCAATTAACATATTAGTAAAGTTGTTTTCAAAGCTGGACATATAATCTATACCCCACTCTGCAAAGTCTTTATCAGTAGTTAATTTTTCTTCATTCTCATCATCTCTTGTATATAAAATATTTCTATTTTGATTAGCCATATATTTGTGTAAAATCTTAGACGCCCTTATCCAGGCCTTATCATTTACAACATCTTCCTGGCGCCCCTCTTTTTTTTGTTTAATAAAATTATCGTCTAAGAATTGACCAGGCATGCCATAGACTTCTATTTGCTTTTGTTTATATTCCAAAGCCTCTGGTGTACCATCTTCTATTTCTGGTGGCAGCCCAATCTTTAGAGGCAACTCACCTTGATAGTAAGCCACTTCATTAGTGTAAGGGTCCCTATATACAGAGTATTCCTCCTCACTTGTCATCACAAGGAGTTCTCTATACGCCTTACTAAAATCATCATTTACAAAATCATCACTCATTAATTATCGTCCAGTTTATAAAATGGTATTTGTTGACTATCAAAATTAGGGTCTGCAACCAACTCATCTAATATTTCTTTATCTCTTTGTAGGCGTTCAGCTATTTCTGTTTGTCCGTCTGATACAGCTTTTCTAATTAACCTATTAAGCATACTTCTTGTATGAGTTTTGTAATGAGTAAGGAAAGCTGTCTGTCCCCCTAATGTATATGGATTACCCTGGTTATTGAGTTTACCTTGAAATGCTGAATGTAATACTTGTCCAGGAATTGGATTTTGATTTGCTGTGTTCCTAACAACTTCTGGCATATTGTTTTCAACCCAAGCTAAGGGGTCAAAATCATTTCCAGCAGCTTTTTTGTCCAGGATATATTTACTAAGGGTTGCGGTATATATTTTATTTTTTTGCGAGGTTAGAAACTCTTTATCAACATAAAAATTGTCAGACATATCTAACTTATTTTTTATTAGTTGTATTGCTGCCTTGTCATCATTTGACAAATTGGCTTTGTATTTTTCAGCTAAATCAAGATAGGTTTTTAAAGTTAATTGATTTTTATTAAATGCTATTTGAACATCAGCAACAGACATAGCTGGATTTATATTAGCCAAGTCTGTTTGAAACCTTGTTAGAACATCAGTATTGTCAAACAATGCCATTGAGTTGTAACCAGTTACGCCATTGTCTGTACTGGTTCTTGTTACCTTGTCAAATGTAGTTTTAAATACTCCGTACTCTTCTGTAAAACCTTGTTGTTGAAAAACACTCAAGGCCTCCGTCATCATTGTCAGACCATTACTTTTATCTTGCTCTATCTCTAAATCAGTATTGCCTTTAGGAAACATAAACTTCATTAATCCAGTATTGAAGTTATCTGTATTTTTATCTTTAGTATGACCTCTAATGTTTGACCTATGAGCAATAACTTTATTGTCATTATCTAACTGCTCAAACCAATTAGTCCTGGCCATATTTATCAATGTAAGCTGGTCCTCTCCCTCTGAAGAAAACAAAGCATTAAATACCTCTGGTGGTAATTCTTTTGCTACATTAGAATTTGGACCTTGCTGTAAGGCGCTTTCTAATCTTTTAAAGAATGTACCTCTTTGTCCTTGAGGTATAGTAACCAACTCATCTTTAATAATATTCTTTTTTATATTCAATATTCTCTTGTCAAACTCTTCTGCCAGGGTGCTTATTTCTGGTGCGGAATAACCAAGAGATTTTGCTTTGAAAAGAATTAGCTTTTTCTTTTCTCTTATCATTGTTGATAGTTGTTCTGTTGGAGGTTGTAAATCCACCTCTGCACCAGTCATACCTGGCGGTAAATCGCTAGGTAATACTGGGGTCATATTTTTTATAATGGTAGAGAGTTCTCCTCCGTCCATTGTAATCATTTCAAATGAACTTTGGAAAGCAGCCTTTTGTTTTTTCTTTTCTACTTTGAGATATTCACTCATCTCCCCTTGCATTTTTGTATAAGCATATATGCCAACATCTGCTCTAAACTTTCCTGCAAGGGCTGGGCTTTGCTCATCAAAAACACTAGCATACCCATTGATGATAGTATCAAAGTGTTCTGTTAATCCGCTGGGGTCTAGTTCTTTTTTCTCATAGTCTATGATATGGTCTAATATTTTCTTTTTAGCTGAGAACTCTAAATCATCATACAAAGATGTTAGCCCAGCATTTTTAGCTGCTCTACCAAAAACAGTAAAGTTATCACCTGGGAATTGAAGTTCGTCTAGCGTATCATTCTTTATAGCATCATCAATTTGTTGCTGTGTAGGCATGTTGGCAGCACCATACTCAGCACCTTCTATCTTGGCCATACCTTCAGCCTGGCCCATAAAGAATGTACTCATCTGGTCTAGCTTATTAGACAATGCAGTATAGCCAGCGCTAGCCTCTCTTTGTCCAGCAAAGTCAATATTTTTGGGTACTGCTAAAACACCCGTACTTTCATATCTTTCTCTAGCTTTGGCCATTGTTTACCTTTGTAACATTTTGTAACATTCTGTTCTCATCAAGCATATACTGGTACTGCTGCGGTGGTGTTATAATTCATTAGATTGGTTTTTGTTATTGTTGAGGTAGTATTTGTTGCAGCATTAGCATTTGGTAAGAATACATTTTTGCCACCAGTAAATCCTCCAGTACCATAAATAAATCCTGCTTGCGCTACACTCATACCTACATTAATAACAGCCATTCGTTGAGCGTTCTTAACCGCTACTTTACCAGCATAGTTGTATTGGTCTGCCTGGTAGTTGGCCATCTTGATTGCCATAGTTTGGTTGTCTCTGGAGATTGTAAAATCATTTACACCTTGTCTAAGTGAGTAAGTGTTAATGATATCTGGTGAACCTCCACTAGAGAATGGGTCTATGTTTCCAGAGGCAGCCCTTGCAGTATTAGACGCCAGGACATAGTTTAACTTTTTAAGTTTATCTACACCCTCTTTCTTATATTGAAGGGCAGTAACTTTACCTTGTATTCTTGTAGCGTTAGCTTGCATATCATACATTTTCTTTTTTTCTTTAGCTGCTTTGATTTGTGCATAACCGCTTACTACGCTTGAGGCTACTGCCAATACTGCTAATTCAACACCACTCATAATATTAGTCCTTCCGTCATTGTCCCAAACTAACCTTATATGCCAAACTCAAAAGAGTTAAAAAGACTGGTTCATTTTGGGAGATTGTTATTACACCATCTCTGTCATAGCCTAAGAACCCATGAGTTCTTTTCTTGCCAGTAAAGGTTTGCACTCCGCCAGCGCCAGACAATGGACCACTAGCTAAATCAATAGTTCTATTGTTAATTACTAAGTTTTGTGATTTGTAAAGATTAGGAGTAATCTCTAATATTCTTTTCTTTTGACTGGCAATAGTACCGCTAGATAACCTGGTCTCTACTGGATTTGTTTTTACTTCTACATCATAATTTAAACCAGCCTCTAAATATAACTGAGGTTGTCCACCAGCTGTAACATTGCCTCCAGAAACAGTATGGTCTGGGTCAACAATATCATCTCTTATAACCTTAACTGATTTACCTTCTATGTGAGAATAACCAGAATAAGTTGAGCCAGAGAAACCAGTTAGGACTTGTGTAGCGCTATCAGTAGTGAAGTCATCATCAAACACCTCAATATAATATTTATCTACTCCGCCTATGTTTCTTTTTACAATGCAATAAATTGTATCAACATCAACAGCTACATCTTTAAAAACGCCATCTGTTACCAGGTGAGAAGGCGCCACAATGTTTTGGCCCTTGTTCAACATAAAAGCTGCAAGCTGTCCAGTAAATGGCAAGCTAGCTGCTCTATAACCAGAACTATCCTCACCATTTAAAATAAGCAGTAAGTCTCCCTCTGTTGTATCCGTAGCTGCTCTCAATGCAGTTTTGATAGGGTCCACTATTAAATGAGAAGATAAAAGGGATATGTTATTGGCAACATAAGATAGTTCAACATCAGAGAACAATAATTCTCTTACTGCCTTACCTTGCCTTTGAATAAATAATGTACCACCTTCAGCTGCCTGGGGCCTTACATAAGCCTTAGCACCTCTTTTTGTACTAGACTTTGCAACAACATTAGAAGGAGTGATTGGGTCTAAATCTCCCTGGGGAATAAAGAACTCTGCACCAGTCGTAAAAACTTGTAAGTCTCTACCAGACCTCATGCCAGTAATTGTGTTAACACTATCTGTTGCCAGGGTAATTTTTATAGCATCATCATCAAGTCCTTCAGCTGCCTTGAAGTTAAAAAATTGTCCAACCTTGGAACCAAATAAAGTTGATGGTAAGGAACCGCTGCCTCCAAAGTATAAGCGTCCTTCATGGAAGGTAGCAGAGATAGGCCAGCCTCTGTTATTACTCCAGCTATCTTCGTAGCCACTTTCTAAAAACCAGTTTTGAGATGGTATAGCTGAGGTATCAAAGAATGGTACTTCTACAAAAGCCTCAACAACAGTAGAAGAAACAAAGTTAACTATCCTTGCTCTACCAAAACCATCTTCTGCCTCAATAAATTGGTCAACATCATTAGCAGTAAATATACCACTACCAGCTGTTATCTCTACTGTTCCATCTACTTTGCTTGGAGTTATAGTTGTAGTTGGTTTAGTTGTTACAAGATTGAAAGCATGCTTAGGAATGGTAAGTTCTGAAGTAAGAAGAGATGTTGTCCAGTCTGTATTCGTAGCCCCTCTCTGTACTTTGAATGGTGCTATATTAGGGTGGACCATTATCAAAGTGTCAGCTGATTGAGTATAATACAATCTTGAAATATCGTAGTTAGTAACTGCATATAGACTGCCAACTTCTAGGTCTATATAATCATTATTGCTACTATTTAAGTTTGTTAATTGTTGTCCGTTCTGGAAAAAGAACATTCTGATTTTAGCACCAGGGTTGTCTGTTTTCAGAGCAGTCATACATATCATAAAACTCTCATCAATAGAGAACTCAAAAGGTACTAAGTAATGTCCATCAGCTGCACCATGACTTGTAATGTCTGTTAGAAATCTTAATCCTGGGCGCCTGCTAAAACCTCCTTGCGGTTCAAATATTACATTCTTTGCTGATTGAACAGAGTTATAGTATTGTTGTAGGTCAATCCTACCCTGCAACAATGGGTCCAGTTCTCCAATAGTAAATGACGCTTGATACTGCTGTACTCTACTCATCTTATATCAGTAAGCAAATAGTCCCCTACAACAGATGGAGTTTGTCCTCCACTATCTATTGACGCTGCTTGTCTAAAGTATCCGCCTCTAAAATTTTCAGCAGCTGTTCCTAATGCTATACCCCTCCAATATTCCGCTTTGGCTGTTTGGTCTGTTATTATTTCTGCTAAATGCCAAGCCATTTGATATCCAAGTAATTGAATAAAATAACTAGGCATGTTTCCTTCACTTACTACTCTTTGATAATCAATATGAATTTCTGTTGCCTCTGTCATCAAGACAGCATATGTACCAGCTGCTTGACCTATCTCCCAGTTTTTAAATAGCTGTCCACCTGGAGACTTAGTAGTTCGTACTGCCTCTGGCACTCCATTTAAAATATCGTTTGGTAATAGATACTGGTATGTCCATTCACTATTTGGACTAACTGTATCTCTTGCTAATTCTTTTTTTGCTATTGTAAAGGACCAACGATACATACCTAATGTAGTTCGTTTTGTATCCTCATATATTGTAGAACATGCCTGGGCTGCTGGCGTTCCGTCTGAAAAGCTAGTAATAGGTTCTGCACCTAATAGTAATAATGCTTTGTTACAAACAGTAACATTAGTATCTCCCTGGGCCATGTTTCTCCTCTCATAATGAGGAGGGGGCTGTTGCCCCCTCTTCTGTTATTAGTCAGCGTCAGCGACAGTAATTGCTGTACCATCTGAAACATCAACTACTGTTCCAGTATTACTTAGCACAACCACCATATTCATAGTTGGTGTATTACTATCGTAAACAAAGATGATATCCCCTACTGTAACTTCTTTAGCTACTTCATTAAAATAGCCTTCAGAATTTACAGCTGCGATAGCGTCTGCACTCTTGTATGAAAACATCTGAGGTGCAGAGCCTTTTTTAGATTGGCCGCCAATAGGGTTCCAACCAGTTCTTGCAAAAGCCATACTATACCTCCTTAGCTTTCCCTGCAAACAACATCAACAATTCCATCAGCGTCAATCGCAACACTACCCATAGATAGTTTTGCTGTAACTAGGAATGAAGTTTTCTCTGCAATGTAGTTAATTTCCGTTGAGGCTGGCATACCAACCGCAACACCCATAGATGATTGATGAAATGCAAAACAAGTTCTGTCATTACTTCCATCTTTAGACAAACCGCCTTCATCTCTATCTCCAAGGATATGGAAGGTAAAGCCCATCATTTGGCCTACCTGGCCACTTACTAAGGCTTGGATTGTCTGGAAGTCAGAACTAATTGCTCTCTCATCTCCCAATAACGCTGCAAGGTTATTTGCATGAATTATCATATGCCTTCCTTCAGCAGGGACATTTTTAGCGTCCAATGCTTTTTTGGCTGCAATGATTTTTCCTACATTGAAATCACTTGCGGTAGCGTTACCGCTAGTTACGACTGTGTTTGCCACAGTTGAACCAGCACTAGCTGCTGCTAGAGCGTCTAACAGAATTTGGTCTTGACGCCTTCCAATAGCTGAACCAACAACTTGGGCCAACTCTCTTCGTTCATCAAAGTTAATCTTCTGTTGTAAAAAGATATCGCTATACTCAGCCGCATAAAAATCCGTAAGCGAACATGCTACGGAACTGAATGAGGTGTTAAGTGGTACGACATCAGTAGCTGGCGTTCTCACGCTTGCCTGCCCTTTTCCTACCTTAGGAAAATTGACAGTAGAACCCACTACTCCAGTTCTTATTCTTGCTGCCCCAGTCAAGACTGCACTTCCTTGATATGCCTGGTGAACCTCAGCATCAAAGAGTTGCACGAAAGCAGGGGACAGATTTGCTTGTGTTGTCATATTTGCCTCCTAGCAAAAGTTGTTAACTTAACAGCGCAACAGTTGTCCAGAAGGTCTGGGCTGAAACTACTCAAATAGGCCTTGAGCCAGCCGCAAGTTTCCTTGCTACCAGAAAGGCTGTGTTCCAGTTATCTTTCAATTACAAGATATACACTACAAGATGGACCTTGTAAAGTTATTTATACCTTTCGTAAAACCTTTTCTCAACAGACTTAGTATATGCAGGGTCTGTCCCATATCTTGGGTCCTTCATCATCTTACTTGTTTCTGCTTTGAAATCATCTTCACTCTCTGGAAGTTCTGGAGTTTCAGTTCTTGTAGGAATGGTAATACTATCTCCAGCCAGGTTCCTCATCTTGATAAGAAGTTTTTGTCCAATAGCTGTACCGCCCCATATATCTATCTCATCTCTCTCCTCTTCAGAGATAATACCTTTGCGCAGTAAGCTATCAGACCAGCCTATATTACCTTTGATAATTTCATCAGCGTTTGTTCCTAGAAGTGCTTTTTGTTGTTTAACATCTAGGTCAATACTTTCTTGTTGTCCTTGAGCCTGGCTCAAAAACTGATTTGTTATTTCATCATATGCTGATTGTGTAAGACCATTCTTCTTGGCCCAGTCATCAAAGAATGATACAAGAGGGTCATCATCTGGAATACCAGCTTTCTCCACTATACTTTTATCATACTTCTCTGGGGTCTTATGGTCTCCCTTATGAAACTTCTTTTCAAGTTCATTATAGCTAGCAGCCATCTTTTCCAGGTCTGGACCATCATCTTCCCAAAACTTATCTGGAAACCAATCTGGCCTATCGTAAGGACCTTCATCATCATTATCCTCAGTAGGCGTCTGCTCTAGGTGCGGTGCTGGTTCATTTGTTTCTTGTGAAACATCTTCTTCCGTTCTGGGTTGTGTCTCCATCAATCCTTTTGGCTCTGGTTGTTGCTGCTCTTCAGTCTTTTCAACTTCTGTATCAGCAGCCAGCGCCTCATTAGCTTGGCTCATTTGCTCTCCTTATTCGTTGTTGTATCTCTCTCACAATAGAGTTCTGGCCTTCTCTAGCATAGCCATAGCTGCTATCAGCACCAGGAACCCAGCAAGGTTGGTCAAGAGTTATTTGTTTTAAGTGTTCCAATACTTCCTTGCCTTCTTGAGTTTGAAAACACTTTCTATAAACAATATCCAGCCTACGCTGAATATCATCATCACTTATCCTAAACTGGGCTACATTACTATCTAATCCGTCCCAGCCTGGAGAATTGATATCTCTAATCTTTTCTGCATTGTTTGCCATAATTATCCTTCCGCTGGCCTATCTGGGGCTGCACCTTCTACATCTGGATTTGGACCGCCAGGCGGTGCGCCTTCACTTTCAGCCATCATTTGTTGAACATCTGGAGGACGCCCTGCTGCTGCTGCTGCACCAGGCCCCTCAGCTGGTGGACCCCCAGGACCAGCCATTCCTTGTTGCTGCGCCAGCATCTGCTGAGCCTGCTGTATAATTTGCGCTCTCTGTTCTGGAGTAGTTCTAAGGTTGGCATCAATACCTAAGTTGTCTAATAAGTAATCCCCAACAGCCTCTGGATTTATTAGGGCGCCACCAGCACCACCCAGAGCCTGGGATATCTGCATAAATTGTAATATGTTTCCAACCTTCTCCATATTCTGTGCCATAGCCAAAGGAGACTGAGGTTCAATCTGTACTTCTAATCCATTTAATTTTAGTGGTAGTTCTATCAAACCTTCTTGGTCCATTAACTCTAAAGTCCTGGTAATGATTGGCGTCATAGTTTCGTTAATCAATCTACCAAAAGCAGAACCTAAGTTTTGACTTAACTCTTTCATTCGTTCTACAATTTCAGTTGCAGACCTTGCACTCATGTTATCTGGAGGCAGGCTTTCATCTAAAAGAGTTTTCTTAATATTCATTCGTAAATCATTTGCTATCAATGAAGATAGGTTAGCATCTCCACTTCTAGGCAATGGTGCTAAACTTGGACCCCTTGGGCCTCCGTTACTAGATACACCTATGATAGCACCAGGTACTATTTGAATAGCTTGAGGATTAAGAACGCCATCATCTACCGCAGTAAATACTCCACCAATACTTAGGCTGGCATTTTTTAAGTTTAATTCTACAACTTTGTTCAGCGTCTTAATATCTGGTAAGGCATATAAACAAACACCTCTTCCATATATTTCACCAGGCGCAACCATGTACCTGGATATAATCCAAGGAAAAGATTTTAATGTTTTATGAAGGATTTTATAATCCCCCTCCATTGTCATTAAACAATAATCAAAATCTCCATCATCATTTGGATAAGTAGCCTCTAAGAGTTCAACTCTTTCCATAGGCCTTTCTTGATATTTCTGAGCAAGTTCTTCTGGTATATCGCTTTCTGGAAATTCTTTTTGTATAGCCTCAAAAGGTTTTTTAAATTTTCTAAATACAAAATTAGGTTTACCCATAGGCCCTTCGTCAAAAGTAACCTGGTACATAGGTATAGAAGTAAACTTTATAGGCTGAACATCATCTCCTTTTTGAATGAGCATGCAGGCAGTACCCACCGCTAAATCTAAAAGAAACTCACCTATTGCTAA